GATAGTACCGGAGGGGCTATATGCTGTACGCAGTCCGAACGGAGCAGAGGTCGAGGACATTCTCGTATCCTTATGCTATTGTTACGGAAATCCGCCTAGTCATCAAAGATGGGTCTGGGCGGGGCTTGGCGCAACTCAGCCATGCCTTCTTCCTCGATCAGTCTGGTTTTTGACGCACGGGCATTTGCAGCCATTGAATCATTGTCACCGACCATACGCTCTTCTTCTCTCAGAGGCGCGTCATGGTGCGTCTCTCTCATATAGCGCTGGTACAGGCGAGATGGCAGTTTTGCTGCAAGCATCTCATTGACACCGATACAACCGGCATATTCGCCGGTCTTTAATGATGCATACTCCCACCCAGGGACTTCTTCAGGCTTGATCATCTCGTAGCCGAGACGCATGCGGTTCTGAATGCTGTCGCGTGGGTTTGTAGTCGTCAACCAACAGACGTGGTAACCGGGGATCTGGGGCAGATCTGGCAACGCACTCTGATAGAACGCATTACGGAACATATCCATACGGTCGTCATCCGAGAGTTCTCGGTTTTCTGTGACTGCGCGATCTTCCATCGCACGGCTTCGACGGGCCGGATCTGGGGTCTTCTTTAGGCGTTCATCATCTAGTCTCATCTGCTCGCTCCTTATCAGCGTGCTGCTTTGTTTTCACGATCGTAGGCAGAATACATCTTCAAGATCTTTTCTCGCCTTTGCGGATCGTCCCAAATGCCAGCGTCCTTGAGTGCTTGCACTCGTTCGGGGCTGACATAAACTTGTCTCTTCCCGGGGGTTATGTCCCGAGAACCTCCAACAGGCGGTCCACGCCTGCCAGATTTCGGTTGATTATACCCCGCATCGTCACCTTCATCAAATCGATGAGGAAGACGGTCAGCAAGGCGCCGATCAAGTTCCTTCCAATACTTTTTGCTAGAGGGGTCAAAACCTTCAGCAATCAAGCTGCTATCAACCGCCTTTGCAACCATACTATCTGGATCCGATCCATTGGCATTGAACCATGAGTTATTAGAAGCCCATTTTGCAGCACGTTGTGCTACTTCGTTGCTATTCATGGATGCCGCAGGTGCAGCAACACTTTGTTTTGCTCGGTTGATCTGTGCAGCTTCAGCAAGGGCGCGATCGCGCTGGCGAAGCAGTTCAGGAACTCGTGAACCTTCACCAATCTCGATCGCCTTTGCCAAGGCATTTTCAGTGGCCTGTACAGTGTACAAAGCACGCTGATAATCCTGATTGAGCGAACCTTGTTGAGCTGTAAGTGCATGATCTTCAACGCTTTTAAGGCGTTGCTCAAGCATTTTGTTTTTTTCAATCAGCCATTGCATCTCTTCGCGGGTTTTGTCGCGTGCGTACTGCTGAGATTTTTTGCGCGTCTTGCGCTGTTCTCGACGAGCTTCTCGACGATTTTGCTCTTCCGCTGAGAGGGTGTCAGAGAGTCGCTCATCGCCATCTTGCTCATCATGATCTTCATGATCATCTTGCGCAGACTGTGACGCAGCATTGGGGTCTTCACCCTCAATAATCTCAATTTCTTCGTTCTCTTTCTCGCCGCCCATGATCTATCCTTTCAGATATGTGCTTTGATTTCAAAGGGATCCTCAACATCACCAACGATGCTCAGGTCATCAAAGATTGCAAACTGAACCTTCTGGTCCAGATCTGAGTTGCTGTCCTTGAATGTTCTTTCCCAGCGGATGCCACCATATTTTGGGACAAACACATACTGGCCCTTTGTGCACCAAACGCCTTCCGACCATGGCTCGAGAGTGTTGCGGTTCTTATAGGCCAATGGGCCTACAGCCAGAACCTTGGCGACACAGGTGTTATCAAGCTCTGTGTCTTTTGTGATCTCTGGCAAAATGATGCCACCCCTGCTTATGGTCTTTGCACGTCTGATCTGAACAAGAACTCGAGATCCGAATGGCCGAATGCCTGCATTGATCTCGGGGAAGAGGTTTTCTTCCTTATCAGTACTGGACCCATCTTTTACCAACATGACGGCTTGTGCCATGTTCCGTTCCTTCTTCTGCTGCGAGGGCTTCGTTTATGATCGCAAGTGCGCGATCAAGCCCTGCATAGTGACCAAGCCTGCGACCGTACTCAAAGGGTGAGCCGTCACCGGGCGACTGCATAGTTTCATGCGCTACAAGATTTTTTTCCTCTAGTAGCGCATTTATGATTATTTCCAGCATATCCCCATCCCGTCAAGGAATCATTTCCTTCCGTCAAAAGCTTTCAACGAAGATTTTGCAGGGGCATCGTCTTTGCCTGTCGTGTTCTTGATGATGCCGTAAGAGGCATGCTTGGTGACCATGTCGTTCACCATGTTCTTGTTGGCACCGGCAGGCTCGTTATTCACGGGCAGGCCCATAGCCAGACGCTTGTGCTGGGAGATCAATTCGTTGTCCATTTTCAACCTCATTTCATAATGCCGTGGCCAGTGGTGAAGTGCGGGTTTCTACCGTGCTCGGCCTCGTACACGGCAAGTTCCTTGGCAGTGTTGTTATCGTCTGTGTTCATCTGATACTTGGTCTGAACCTCAGCCATATTCTCGTTCAGCTTGATCTGATCAAGTTGTGTTTCCCGTGAAACCTTAGCCTGCTCAAGTTGCAGTTTTGCTTGGTCAAACTGTGCTTGTGCCTGATCGGCCTGCGCCTTGCGCTGCGTCTCGGCCATGAGGACCTGCGATGGATCCATGGGCGGTTTGGGCGCCATCTGTTGCATGACCTGCATGGCCTGCTGGATGATCGGGGGCAGACCTTGAAGGCTCTGCTGGATCTCAGGCATGTAGCGCTGGCTGGCCATGGCGAGTGTGCGATCAAGCTCTGCTGACATCTCGTGATCTTCTTGCCCTAAGAAGTTGTCTAAGGGCTCGCCTGTGGCAGCGCTGGCTTGCTCATAGATATAGAGCGAGTACCAATAAGCCATGTGCTCTTTGATGTGCTGCAGGACGCCAGGAATGAACACAGGCCCAATGAGCGGGTTCATGCCAAAGATTGGCGAGCGCAGGTAATCAAGATGAACTTGCAGGTGGGCCAAGTGGTCTTGCATCGGGAAGGCAGCGACAGGGCGCCCCAGCGTCAAGGCAAGGTTCTCATTGACCGCATTCAGCTCAATAGGCTCGGGGCGCTTGGCAAGCAGGCGCTTGGCAGCATCAGGGATCTTTGTGCGCTCAAGGAACAGCTCCTCAACAGCGCGGGGATCATAAAGCTGCGGATGTGTGTCTGCACGCTGCAGGACCATCTGCATCTGTGCGATGCGCTGCGCCTCGGAGAAGATGTTAGGGTCAGAGACTGGCACAACATCCATGGGGCCTTGGAAGTCCTCGGCCTCGCACATCTCCTCGCCCGTCACCTTCTTGATGTACTCATCATCAAGGTGCTTTGCGTTGAGGCGATGCAAGACCCTAAGGAACATCTGCATGGCCGCATGCTGGCGGGCATGGATGGACGAGAAGACTGTCATGCCCTGCTCGAGGAGGGCCATTGTCGTGCCGACAGGCTGCTGAGGCGAGGCCTGCTTGAAGTCTTCAAAGGTCGTGCGAACAACCCCGCGAGCGGCATCAGTCACAAAACCAAGGAGCTGGAACAGGACAGCGCTTGGCGGGTTGAAGGGCACAGCCATGGCGAGCTTGCGCACGTCATCGGCGCCAACACCGCCCTCGATCTCGGTGACTTGGGTCGGCTCGATGCGGTCTGTCTGACCGCCGCGATTGCCACCCTTCAGCTTCAGCATGCCGGGGAAGTTGTTGATGTGCGCACTATCAAGCAACGCACGCAACGCACCTGTGGCGGCCGCAGACAGGCTGCCGATCATGTGCGGCAGACCGATCGGGTACGCGCCGCGCCATGGCACGAAGGGGAACTCGATGATGTGGATCAGCTCTTGCTGCTGCTCATCCTCTGGATCCCAGTTGCGATAGATCGAAAGCACATTCTGTGAGGTGTGATCGATCGTGACAATGTAAGGCGCCAGACCGAAGTTCTCCTCGAAGTCCAGATAGCATGCGATCTCAAAGACCTGCCGAGTTCCGTCTTCGTTGTAGGAACTTTGTTCCTTTCCTTCGATCTTGTTGTTGGCCTTTTGAGGCCCTGTCAGATCTGGCTCTTGAGGCGTATCAAGATTGATCTTGCGATACATGCCGGTGCCGATCCGCATCTCGAACTCAAGGCGTGTCAGGGCTTGGGCATGCGTCTTACGCTCTGCGCTGTAGAAGCTTGTGGCGCTGTAGGGCAGATAAACGTCATCGATCGGGATGAACATCGAGACTGGCCGGTTCTTCTGCTCGTCCCAATACAGTTTCATGTATTGAACGCCGCCAAGTGGCACCTGCGTCTCAAGCTGCTCAAGCTCAGATCTGAACTCGATCATCTGTTGCGTGAGCTGCCAGTTCATGAACCGCTGCTTACGCTTGGCCTTGTCAAGCTTCTCCTGCGTTGATTCGCCAGGGATATACTCTTTGACAGGGCCAGACGGCGGGAAGATCTCTTTGATCACGCGGGATGAATAGTCGACGCAAGCCTCGGTGAGCATGGGGTGCACGACTCTGCTCGCGCCTTGAAACTGCGCACCACCTGGCGCATCTTCACCAAGACCAGTGCGACGAAGGCCTTCCTCATACTGCTTGTCACGCAGTGAACGTGCTTCCTTGTCGCGCTCGACAAAGTCTAAAAGCTTCTGGCCAATGTCGCCAAGAGTTGAGTTGTCCATGTCCTCAGCCAGATTGGCGTAGAACTCGGCATTCTGAGCGGCAACAGGCTCATCCATGGTGACAACAGCAGAGCCGTCATCATTCTCTTCGACGTCAGACATGTCGTCATTGACTTCGACGTTTTCACCCTGATCTTGGTTCTGATCGTCATCTTCCATGGGGTGTCTTTCTTATGGCGTTGTTGTTGTCGTGGTCGTGGTCTGCTCAACAGGCTTGTAGAATACATGCTCGGGGCGCTGACCGTAAGAGTAGAAGGCATCCATCTCCGCAGGCGTAAACCGACGACCCATGCCGGTGGCAGCAGCTTCCTGATTGAGCTGGTCAAGTGTGGCTGTCTTAGCCTGACCTGCGGTTGTTGTCGCGCCGCTCTGGGTAGTTGTCCCCGTATATGGGTGCAGCTTCTGATATTCAGGCGTTTGCTTCAGAGCAGCCATAATATCTGCCATCGTGGCACTTGTACCCAGTTTACCCATCCAATTGGCAATGCCGGCAGGATCGGCGCCATGACCCAATAGGCTTTGATATGCATCTTGGATTTGCTTAACCTTCACGCCTTCTGGAGAAGATGTGAAGATCTTATCAAGGTCTGATTGCTTTACTGCACCACTTTGAAGTTGTTGGTTCCAATACAGCGCCCCAGATTGATCTGGAGCACGATAGAGGTCTTTTTGGTAAGTAGCATTTAACAGATCCATGTTGGCCTTAACGGCAGGATCTATATAGTTTGAGCCGATGCCTGTCGGGCCGCCGGTCAAAGAGCCAATATCAAATTTCAAGCCTTCAGGCGTATTTGAAAAAGCTTGACCAAGTTTGCTTATCGGCATCACACCTGTCTGACCTTGGCCAACCCAATAATTAAATCCAGCTTGATCAGGGTCTCGCCCAAGCTCGCCTTTATACGCAGCATTAACTGCATTAACGACATTTGGGTCATAAACTTGCCCAGTTTGACCATGCAAAACGCCTTCTGGCGAAGCAGCGAATATCGCATCTATTTGATCTGGCGTGATTTGCCCCGATTGTATTTGCTGTGACCAATATGCAAGACCTGACGGGTCAGCAGCGCGGCCGAGGTCAGATTGATACTTGCCTTGCAAGATGTCGGTTAGGCTTGGCGCACCTGCTGTGGTCACGTAATCATTCACAGTCTGCTGCGGGATAGTATTTTGCTGCGTTGTGTCGTCGGCCATGTTGATCTCCTGTCAGCCTCTGTATTGGGAAAGAGGCCCGATCCCGAGCGAGTAAGCCACGTTCGGGTTCTGTGATACCTGCGATTGTATAGGACTTGCGTTCACATTGCGATAGGCAGAGAGCGGGCCAGAACCAGAAAGGCTCGGGGCTGAGGCAGCGGGAGCTGGCGCCAATGGCGAGCCAACCTGATTGTCAAAGCCTGCTGTGCGATACCCTGGCAGCCCTGGAGGAACAGCAATGTTTCCGACCGGACCTTGGCCATCGGTGTAAGCCGTGATCGGGAAGGACTGATCATAGGATGTCTGCTGCAGCGGCTGCTTGTAGGAGACCTGCCCGCCTTCGGCAAACTGAATGCTCTCGGGGTTGTAACCTGCGTAATAACTGGCAATCAGAGGATTGCGCTTGCGGCTCCACTTTGAGCTTGTCGTGGTTGTGGTCTTTGGACCTGCGGCAACGACGAGTGGGGTTGAGACAGTGACGGCGGGCGTTGTGACAACAGGCTCGGTCACAACAGTGCCGCCTGATGTCCCTCCACCAGCTCCACCGCCGCCCGCACCTGTGCCCGTGCCGGTGCCTGTTCCAGTGCCTGTACCGCCGCCAGTGCCCCCACCAACACCGCCAGTGCCACCGCCGACAACGGCGCCTGTAGTGCCACCACCTGTGCCTTCGGTGCCGCCGCCAACCCCGCCTGTGGTAGCGCCGCCTGTTGTTACACCGCCGGTTGTGGCACCGCCTGTTGTCGCGCCGCCGGCATCGGCAACCTTGAGGGTGTTGATCTGTTTGCCCATGGCAGCAAGGTCTGGCGCATAAGTGTAGAAGCTGTGGCCGCCGATCGTTGCAACTTTGACCATGCCATTGGACTTGGCCCAAGAGGGCGAGACTGACTGATTGTGGTAGAAGGTTGCGCCATTTGTCGGGTCGGAAACCTTACCTGAGATTACGTCAAGTGCGGTCTGAACGGCCTGCTGCCAGTTCTTTGTGTTCATGCTCTCGTCGGCAGCAACACCTTGCCTGATTGTGCCTTGAGGATCACCAGCGTTGTACATCCAAGAATATTGGCTTGGCGCTGTCACTTGCGCTGCGATTGAACCTCTCATGCTGGCATCAGGTATGCCAACACCGGCATTGGCAGCGGCTCGATTGAGCGCACTGTACGCGGCCGCGATCTGGCCCTGCGTGCTTTCGCCTCTAGCCTCGCCAAGGATGGTGCGGGCGAGAGCGACAGCATCGGCATAGGTTTGAGGCGTCACGCCTTTGGCTGTCGGGATCTGAGCGCTCAACTGCTCATCAGTGTAATTCTTGCCCGAGAAGTTGTTTTTGTTGGCAGCCTGAAGGATCGCAGCGATCGATGCAGACAAGGCATTAGCGTTATCTGCAGCCGTCTCTTGCGCCTTGCCTTGCTCATCTGCCTTACTTGCAGTCTGCGCTGCTTGTGTGGCTGCCGCTGCCTGAACTGCAGACCAGCCGGCATCGTCAGCCGCTGCCTGTGCAGCAGTCTGCGCGGCCGTTTGTGCAGCAGCCTGATCGGCTGTTTGAGTAGTTGTCTGTGCAGCAGTCTGCGCGGCATTGGTTGCAGCAGGGGTTCCGCCGCCTGCAATCAATTCGTCAGGTTGGGTAACAGCAGGCTCTGTAACCGGT